TCTCATACTGAGTGTGATGAAGGTACCAAACATCGGTATGTGAGTATTGCTGCATCAACTATTGGTACCAGTGGTACTGGTGATGAAACTGTAATGAGTGATGGGGCAGTAGACGATGGGTCTCTAAGTGAGATTCTTGATGATGCTGATCTTGATGATCGTCTTACATTCACTACTGATATTGGGTCTGACAAGATTCATTAAACGACGTGTGTATTCACCCCCGGTGACCGACAGGATTCATTGTACAGGAAGAGTAAAAGTAAGTCAACCCCCTTGTAATAAATCATTCACTTTGATATAATAATCAACTACTTAAGTAATGGAGTCGCAATGCCAGTCGAAAAGCGAAGTCCCCACCACTACGTCAATAACAAAGAGTTCTCTGAGGCCGTTGTTCAGCACGTCAAGGCAGTCAATGAGGCCGATGCTGCTGGGGACACGCCACCCGAAGTATCCAACTATATTGCCGAGTGCTTTCTCAAGATAGCAGAAGGTCTGTCACACAAATCAAATTTCGTTCGGTACACGTATCGAGAGGAGATGGTGATGGATGCAGTGGAGAACTGTCTCAAGGCAGTGAAGAATTATAATATCGATACGGCAACTCGGTCGGGTAACCCCAACGCATTTGCATACTTCACTCAGATATCGTATTATGCTTTTCTGCGCAGACTCCAAAGGGAAAAGCGCCAGCACGACATCCGGTCCAAGTATATCGGACAGTCGGGCCTCGAAGACTTTATCGAGATGACCAATGACGGTGTCGTCAACTCAGAGAACACATCGTTTGTCGAGTCACTAAGAGAACGGATCGATCAGGTCCACTATCGGGATCAGGTCATCAAAGACTTTGAACGTGAGTACAAGCGACAGGAAAAGGAACGAGAAGACAATCATGAAGAAGAAGGTGAATGAGTCCGTTGATAAAATCCCTGAGTGGGTTTACCCCGACTCGAATGGTGGAGTGAAGACTGACCTACACGCATTACTGCAAAGTGAGACGGGTCAGGAAACACTTCGACAGATGGAAGAGCTACGAGCCAAACTGACACGACAAGGTAAACGGTAATGCAGATCGCAGTCCTGAATGACACCCATTTTGGCGCCCGTGGCAACTCTGATGTAATCTTTGAGAATCAGCGCGAGTTCTTCACCAAGGTTTTCTTCCCGACACTCAAGGAACGTGGGATCAAACAGATCCTCCACCTTGGTGATCTGTACGACAATCGAAAGTCGATCTCCGTGCGAACCCAGCACGAGGCACGAAAGATGTTCCTCGATCCCCTTAGAGACAATGGGCTCCTCATGGACATCGTCCCGGGCAATCATGACGTGTACTACAAGTCGACCAACTCGCTCAACTCCCTAAAGGAGATGCTCGGGTATTTCCTCAACAACATTCATATCATCGAGTCACCCGAAATGATGGTGTACGGTTCCATGGAGATTGGTCTTGTCCCATGGATCAATCAGGAGAACGAGGAAGAGTGCCTTCGGTTTATTCAGTCAAAGTGTCGGTCAAACTGGCTCGCCGGCCACTTTGAGATCGTGGGATTTGACATGATGCGGGGCGTCAAGGCGACCCATGGTATGGACTCATCGATCTTTGATCGGTACGAGCAGGTCCTGTCGGGTCACTACCACTCGGGTTCCGAGCGCGGCAATATCCGGTACCTTGGCTCACAGAATGAGTTCACATGGGCCGATGCCCATGATCCCAAGTACTTTCATATCATCGACACGGATACTCGCGAGATCGAACAAGTAAGAAACCCGTACACCCTGTTCCATAAGATGTACTATGACGAGAACGATGGGGTAAACGAGGTTGATCCATCGAGTGTTCGGGGCAAGTATGTCAAGGTCATGGTCGTTCACAAGTCGGGTGACACCAATGACTTTGACCAGTTTGTCCAGCAGATACAGGACGCCGGCGCACACGATCTCAAGATCGTCGAGGACCTTGATGGGTATCTTGGCGAGAACGTTCAATTAAATGAAGACGCAGATGTTCAGGTCGATGACACACCTACCCTTATTGACTCGTATGTCGAGTCGGTGAGTGACACGGATCTTGACAAAGATCGGCTCAAGCAAATGATGCGCGAGGTGTACGTCGAAGCCCATACAGAAAACGAGAGATGACTCGCTTGAAACTCTTGACACAAACACAGAAGAATGAGATACTATTCATGAATTGAGAGGAAAGCCAACCAGAGAAATTCGAAGATGAAAGTAGTTTTTAAACGAGACCCCCAAGCAAAAGACATCGGCGTTGCCGGTAGTTATGTGCTTGACGCCAAGAGCCGCAAGGTTCTCGGTTACTTCCGTTTTGAGCGCATTCATGATGCCGACGGTGTAGACAGTGGCGGTGAGTTTTGGGATTACGAAGCGAACGCCATGTTTGACTTGAGTTCAAATTGTTATGCCTCGGAAGCCAAGCAAGAAGTTCGCGAAATACTTGCGATGAATTCAGAAGACCGGAAATCACAGCTTCCTTATTCGATCGCGAATTGAGTCCGGCTCTGTTGACAACATATACTGGGTATGACAAGATAATATCGTAGTCGAAAAAAAGAGATTTGATTATGAGCCTACTGACCAATCCCCATGTCAACACCTTTGTCCACGAGTTTGGCCTCGATGGCTTTGACGAGAACTCCCGTTTTGATCTCGAGTTGTTCATCGATATGGTTGATCTACTGTTCACTGACATCGAGTACGAAAAGACCCGCGAGTTGATTGCCGCGAAGAAAGCAGCCATTGCGGTCCGTGATCAGTACGAGTCCCTTGGGTACGAGTTGCCGAACAACTTTGTCATTTCGCAAAACGGTATCCGCATCTTTGAAGGAGTCGCTGCCGCACAATGAGCATCCAGTTCAAGAGCATTCGGTGGAAGAACTTCTTATCGACGGGCGACAACTTTACGGAGCTGTCGCTCGATTCGCATAGGTCTACCCTAATTACGGGAGAGAACGGGGCTGGTAAGTCAACACTCATCGATGCCCTCTCATTTGCCCTGTTTGGCAAACCGCACCGATCGATCAAGAAGGGTCAGCTCGTCAATACCGTGAACGGCAAAGGAACCCTTGTCGAGGTGACCTTCACGGTGTCGGGCAGTCAGTTCACTGTCGTTCGGGGAATCAAGCCCAACAAGTTTGAGATCTACCAGAACGGTGAGATGATCGATCAGTCAGCCAATTCGCGCGACTATCAGAACTTCCTCGAGAGCACGATCCTCAAGCTCAACCACAAGTCCTTTCACCAGATTGTCGTCCTTGGGTCCTCGTCGTTCACCCCATTCATGCAACTGCCGGCCCAATCACGCCGCGAGGTCATCGAAGATTTGCTTGATATTCAGGTGTTCTCACGGATGCGTGAAATACTGAAGGGGCAGTTGTCGAGTCTGCGCGAAGAGATCAAAGAGGTTACTCACTCGATCGACCTGAATCGCGAGAAGATCAACCTGCAAGAGCAGTACGTGACCGATATGCGCGGTGCCAACGAGGAGACCATTCGGTCGTACGAGCAAAAGATCGAGGAGTGGAACGAGGAGATCGAGGTCCTGCTTAATCAGACCAAAGAGCTGCGCGAGTATATTGATCAGAACAGTGTCGACGATCAGATCGAAAAGATTTCAAGTACCCGTGACCAGATCAAGGGATACGAGGCCCAGTTTAAACAACAGGTATCGTCCCTTGTCGCGGAAGCCAAGTTCTATGAACAGAATGATACGTGCCCGACCTGCACACAGGATATCGATCCCCATCTTCGTGAGACGAAGTTAAACGAGAGTAAACAAAAGGCCGGTGAGTTGCAGAAGGGTATATCTGATGCGGCGGCCAAGTCCGATGAACTAGAATCACAACTCAAGCGGCTGCGTGACATATCGGCCGAGACCTCGCGCGCACGTGCGACAGTCTCGTCGAACAACAAGTCGATAATGCGGCTACAAAAGCAAGTGGCCGATACGACCCAAGAGATCGAACAACTTCAAAGTTCGTCGGGTGATCTGTCGACCCGCGAGGCCGAACTGACTGAGTTAAAGGAGCAGCGCGAGACCCTTGCGGACAGGAGAGTAGATCTCCTTGGCCAGCAAGTGTACAAGCAAGCCGGCGCCGAGATGCTCAAGGATACGGGTATCAAGACCAAGGTCGTCCGCGAGTATCTCCCGATGATGAACCAGTTGATCAATCAGTACCTCCAGACCCTCGACTTTTTTGTGTCATTTACCCTTGACGAGAATTTTGAGGAGACGATCAAGTCCCGGTACCGTGATGCATTCTCGTATGCCTCGTTCTCAGAGGGCGAGAAGTCGAGAATCGATTTGGCCCTGATGTTTACGTGGCGACAGATCGCTCGGTCCAAGAACACGACGTCGACCAACTTGCTTATCCTCGACGAGACATTCGATTCGTCACTCGATTATGATGGGATCGACAATCTGCTCATGATCCTGAATACGCTCGAGGAGGGGACCAACACCTTTGTGATATCTCATAAGGGTGATCAGATTCTTGATAACAAGTTTGACCGCAAGATCGGATACTACAAGGAAGGTAATTTCTCGAGTACACAGATCGAAGAGGGTTGACCTTGTACCCACAAGTTTGGTATTATCGATCTAATTTACAACATGCGAGGTACGGGTGTATGCGCAAAATGCTTCGGTTTATAAAGAAATGGTTTATTCGATATCAGGTGCGTATGCTCGGCCGCGCTCTCGATAATCTCGAGAGGAAGTACCGCAAAGTAAGAAAAAATGGAGAGACTGATGGGACTTCTGGTAACTAACTATATCGACGAAACTCCATGTTCGTATGCACTGATCGAAGACGCAAATGACGGTTCCAAAAGTATCGTTACGTCAATTGCAGCAAACTTTCTTCATGAGTGTGTACACATACAAGACTCGACACTCCCATTCGAGCGTATTGACGACATGATCGATGCACTCACAGAGATGCGGGATAACATCAAAACAATTAAGGACGCACATGAATTATAAGTTTCGGGAAGATGAGTTGATCAATGAGTTTAAGGAATACATTGACTCGACGTACCAGTCGCATTATGCTTCGGGTAAGTTACAGTCAACTGAAGTGATCATTGATCGTGGGCGAGGAATGGACTTTGCCCTTGGGAATGTTGACAAGTACAATGCCCGATACGGAATCAAGGAGGGGCGCAACCGAAAGGATATCCTCAAGATCCTTCACTATGCGCTGATCTCCCTGTATGTCCATGACCTTGAGGCCGAGTAATATTTTGTAATGCAGGAGAATATGATAATGCAGCTTTCACCACAAACCATTTCGATTCTTAAATCGTTCTCGGGGATTCAGTCGAATATCCTCTTTACGGGCGGTAACACGATCGAAACGCTTTCCGAGACCAAGACGATCATGGCATCGGCAAAGGTCGAAGAGACATTCCCCGACGGTCAGATCGGTATCTTTGAT